ACTCGATTTTTTCCTAGGATAACATGACTACAACTAATGTTTATTTTTCTCATGGAACTAAGAATGAGCAGTATCTAGTAGAAGATCTGATCATTGAGTCTTTGCGCATTTATGGCCAAGAAGTCTTTTATATTCCAAGAACTTTAGTTTCAAAAGATGATGTATTAGGCGAAGATCGCCTATCACAATTTAAGAGTGCATTTCCAGTTGAAATGTATTTCGAAAACATAGATAACTTTGGCGGACAAGGTGCGTTCATTCAAAAGTTTGGTTTAATGATGGAACAATCTGCAACTCTTGTTGTTGCAAGACGTCGTTGGGATCAGTTTATTGGTCGCTATGGAGCAACCATTCTTCCAAATCGTCCATGTGAAGGTGATCTAATTTACTTCCCACTATCAAAAGGATTGTTCGAAGTTAAGTTCGTTCAACATCAAGACCCATTCTATCAACTTGGTAAGTTGTACGTTTACAAACTTCAAGTTGAATTGTTCCAGTATAGTTCTGAGCGTAT